TCATTGCCGCTACCATCAAAATCCAAACACTTCCCAACAACTCCATCAACCCAGTCGGCATCTTCCATGTTGACCAGTGTGCCGTCATTGCCGTTGCCCGATTCATCGGGTGCGTTGGTACCCGATGTCTCGTTTAAAGGCCAATAGCCTACAAGATTAGCGGTTGAAATCGGGATGGCAAACCCCAACTTCAAATAACATTCCTGCACCATTTTGATAGTAGTCTCATAGAAGTGATTCAGATTCCCATCTGCGTTATCAAGGTTAATTGTAGGCCGGACAGGACGGAACGAGTTTGAAGTCCGCTTGATCTTAGGCCACTTGATAACCCGGTCAGAATAATCCGATGTTCCAACAAGGAATTGCCTTATCGGTTCAGACGACCGATCTTCGAGTTTTACTTGAAACCATGAGCTGACTGAATACATTAATATCCCTCTAACTGAACCTTACCCTTACAGTAATCCCTATATGGCGCGTTATACTCGCTCAATGGAGTATCCGTGTTCAAAATCATCACGCTGTAAACCTGTGTAACACTATCTGAAGTAACTAAAAATAATAATTCCGTATTTGAATCCCACCATGAATTGACGATTGCCGCATCCGCCGCCGGAACCCAATTGAGACTGAAGTTAATCTTGTTATAATCACCCCATTTATAGAGCCGGAGTTTTCCTGACTTTGAGCGGTGTTCGTTGCGGATCTGCTTCTTCCCGTTCTTCATATCGTATTCAGGATATAGAGTTATCGCCGTTGCTGAACTTATGCCCAATTCATAGGTTGTACTCATACCGTGACCCCTTGTTTCGCAAGTACCTGAAATGCCGGAACGATTTGATCATGACAGATTTCTTCCCAGTCTCTTTTGTCCATTTCGAGTAGGGCTGAGGCATTTGTGGCATTCTCGAGAACATGAATGCTGAGGTTTTCAATCGTTACTCCGCCACCGCCACCTTTAACAAAATCCGTGAAGTCTCTGTTTTGGTTCGGTGAGAGGATTCGTTCACCTTTATCTATAAGGTAAGTTTGCTCTTTTGGCGAACTGGTAAGACCACCATGAGCCACTGACGTAGGCTGTCTACGAATCTCATTGACTCGCATCATACCAAAGGCCATTGCCGCCCATGCCGCCGCCGTACCAAGCGCCGGGCCGACAAGAGGAATCCATGCAAGAGCTGCATAAGCTCCCGCTGCCGCTTTATTCGTGCTTGCAATTGTCTCAACGATAGAAGAAATTTTTATCATGCCGAGCATTGCGCCTCCGTGTGTTTTCCCCATATCCTGAAGCATGGCGTAGAAAGCCTGCTTGTTAGTCCCCGCCATTTTGTCCGTTTTAATAGTCATGGCGTCTTCGGCTTTTTTCATCTTCTGGCGTTTTTTGGTATACTTGTCGAGAATTGCCAAGTTAGATTTTTCGAAAGTCTCTTGTTTGTCGAGTTGGTCATCTTTCCATACATCACCCTCTTCTGTAATTTCCTCGATTGATGTTCTGATTTTTTCGACAATATTGTCAACTTTGGTCATCATCATTTCTTCATCAATGAGAGCGTCAAGATTGGCTCGCCCCGCTTCTCCGAGTTCGGTCATTTCTTCTATGACCCCCTGACTTGACTCTGCAAATCTCTGTGCCCCTTCTATCGCATCATCAAACATCCCCCGGAAATTAAACGTCTCCATGAAGGTAACGAGCTTTTGAGTGATCCAGTCAAGTCCTTTCCAGATGGCACTTGAAAGATCATAGAAGGTAATCTTCAGGATTTCCCAGGTCATTTGAAGGCCACGCCATGAGTCAACAAGAAAGGCCACGGCATAAGCCCCCTTTTCTGCCATGTGCGCCATAGAGATTAAAAACGTTTCAGCGAATTCGACCATCTTTTCTCTGTTTTCCGCAATGAAATTAGCAAATCTGTTCTGCAAGCCTGAAAGAGTCGGCATTAACTTTTCAGCTATGGCGTTCTTGACCCCTTTGAAAGCTCCCTGCATCCGTGTAAGTGAATCGTTAAACTCCGCCGCATTTGCCCCGGCCTTCGCTGAAACTACAAGACCGAATCTTTCTGCTTCATCGGTCATTGCCTCAAGTCCGTCTTTCCCTTCCTTGAACATCTGAAGCATTGCCATTCCACGTTGACCGAATATTTTAGAGGCTATCTCAGCCCGTTCAGTCGCGTTTGAAACATTATGAAAGGCGTCTGCAAGTTCCGGCATGATCTGTTCAGCCGTTTTCATTCTGCCGCTTGTATCTTTCAGCGCAACACCGAGAGATTCAAAAGCATCCTTACCTTCACCGATCCCCCGGGCAGCCTCACCGATGCGAACCTGTAACATAGCAGTGGACTTGTTGAGTGTCCCTACTGCAACCCCGGAAAATTCAGCCGCGACTTGCATCTTCGAAAGAAACTCAGTTGAAACCCCTAATTGATCGGATAATTTTTGGACTTTATCATAAGACTCCGCCGTGCCTTTTGTCATTGCATACATCGCGGCACTCAACCCCGCCACGGCTGCCGTCGTTCCAACAACCATAGCCTTCATTGATGGAAGGTGTGACTTAAGTTTAGAAAAAGTCCCTGAAAATTTATCCTTACCCCAAATGACTATTTCAAGTTTTTCTGCCATTACAACCTCGATGCAAACATTTTAGCTTCTTCGTTCCTGATAATTTGAAAAGCATCAACTACGGGTTGATACTGGTTTAATGCCCCTCCCAGAGAAGGCCATTCAAGTCGTGTATAATGTCCAACCCATTTTATTTTATTCCCTTTTTGCATCTGCCCGTCCCATGTCCATTCATGACATAGATAAAAAAGATCAAGCCACGTATCAGCGGGCAATCCGGCTATGATAAAGGTAGACTCTCTGCCTCTATCTCTTCTCCAGACTGCCGCTTTGAGTTTTTTACGTCACCTCGTGCGATACGTGATATCATGGCTAATTGCCCAATAATATCAAACACAAGTTCGACAAGGGCCGATTCTTCGGCCAATTGTTCAATCGTAACTTCCTGCCCGTTAATTGTGATACCCTTTAACTCTCGTACATGCTCCGGGAAAAGTGAAGGAACAAGTTGTTGCATTTCAAACATGCTAACTGTTATTTTAACCGTGTCCTCTTCTCCCCCTAATCGCATATAGGGAGCCAATTTCATAAAAGCAGCCGATTTCAAAGGACGTAATTCACACGTTATCTTGTCATCCATGAATTCAGTTTCATAGGGAACCCAATCAATTAAAATATCCATTTTGCCTCCATTTTTTTTAATATGCTGTTTGCGTATTAACCAAAGTTATCTCAATTGCCGTTGCCGAAGTGGAATCATAAAGACAATCCGCCGTAAAACCAACTTCAACCATCCCGGGACCACCGATATTCACCGGGAACTCACGGTATTTCACTTTTGGCATATCAAATTTGATTTCTGCATCATAGCCCGAACTGATTGCACCTCCCTGAACATCAACGACAACCGCCTGATTAGTTTTGTTACGATACAAATCAAATTCAGTTTCATTCTCGAACAAGATGTTGCCTGACAGTTCAATAGACCGGAATCCACTTCGCTTAATGCGTGCCGGGGTCTTAGTCCCGTTCAATGTCCCTTTAGCTTCAAGGGCGTTCATCATCGTTAGAGTCATATTGCTAATAGCATCTTCAGCCGTTGTAGCTAAAGTTACACTGGTTTGATCCCACGTAAACTCGGACCCAGACAGATATGACGGTGTACCTTTGACAACCTGTGAGAATTTACCACCTATCATTCCCATTGTGATTTTCTGAATTGCCCCGTGAGCTATCTCAAAAGACAACTGATCGCACAGCATATCGTAATATTGATGCGCACTGGTAACATCTCTGAAAATTTCAACAGTCATCGGTGGTACTGCTGCATGAACATCGAATTCAGACGTACAAGGTTTGAACGTCCATGAATAATGTGATGCAACCGCAGTTCCCGAAGCCTGCCCCATCCACGCCTTCAGAGCTACACCCGCAAGAATAGGATGTGCTTCAAAGACAAGATCGCCTGTAATCTCATGAGGCCCTTCAAATGGATCTCCTGCTTCATATCGGCTCCTCATCCCTTCCGGCACAAGGGGAGGTATTGCTTCAACAAACGATTCGCTAATTAAGGGAATCGAATAATACGAAGCGGTGTATGCAGTCCCAAAAGATTGCTGGAAACATATTTTTGCGTGTCCTCTCATTCCGTAACCCATTTTTATGACCTCCCTTCAATTTTTTCCGGTTTTATTTCTTTAGCCTGACCCTGTTTTATCAGAGATTCAGCCAAATCATCTGAAACTTCCCGGATATCGCCAGTATTAATAAGCCCTATGCCGGGAACTTCCCTTAATCCATCCGTCCATTTAATTTTCATGCCCTCACCTGTGCCTTTAAAGTAATAATTGATGCCTGGAAATAAACATCTTCTTCTGATTCGTTTTTGTTGTCAGTTACATCATATCCGGTAGTCATAAGGACTGTACTGCTTAGGGTCCTGTTTGCGTTCAGGATGTCCATGATTTCCTTTTCCGCATCCATGAGCCTGTCTTCTACATCATCCGCATTCGCCCAGGATGCGTACTGAATTTCAATCATAACGCTGAGATCGACAAGCCACGGGCTTGATCCGGTTGTGTGTGGTTCGTAAATTCTGTCACCTCTCCATATCCCGATCCAGCCTTTCCCCTGTGCGGCGATATTCGGATCTTCATTTCTCTGCTTATTCCTGGTAACTTTATATCCAGTCGTGTTTTCACTTATCAATTTTTCAACGGCTTTTGTGATGCCGCCCATGTCTACAATGCTCATTTTAGTGTCATCCCTATGAACTTCTTATATATTTTCAGCAATAAAGGCATGATCTGTTTTTCTCTCGGAAGTATCTTCCTGTGAGGAAGTTTTTTCCTCGGTTTATCGCTGTCATGATAAACCCCATAATCCACACCGGACATTACAGCACCGGACATTACAGCCGCCTTTTCGGGTGTGTAAAGGTGTTTCCATCTTGACTTTAATATTCCCGTATCCTGTAATATCCGATCACCACCCCGTTTTCTTCCTTTGATTGTGCTTGTTTTTAGTGGCTCCCAACCACCTTGGGGCCCCCCCTCGCTCTGAAAATTCTTCTGTATCCATCTGTCAACTATTACCACAGCTTGAGCATTTAATCTCTGTCGTTCCTTTAGCTTTTTCTGCTTCTTTGCCAAACTTCCTTTCATGGCATCGAAACCTATGAATTTACAATCAAACACGCTCTTGCTCCAAATCATATAATTGATCGCTACAAACTATCGTGCTCCCATGCTCAGCCCCAAGCATTGAATGAACCGGGTGGTAATCCATATCCGTTGACCATATTTCTCCTGTTCTGGACGAAAGTGTCGGAGCAATGGTAGTTCCCGATCCCGTATAGATATATTCATTGCCCTTTTTTATGTCATCAATCCGCCCAATTATTGCCTTGTGAATCTTCTCTGCCTTCTCCGGGTCCTTGATTCGTTGCATTCGATAATAAGCAAGGTCAATCGTCAGATCCTTTATCGTCGGGTGTGTCCCTCCGAAAGGCACTGTAAAATGAGAGGCGAAACGGCTATTGATTTCCATTTCGGCATAATAGATAAAATCACTGCTTACAGCCGCCGGACTCGGAGCGATTTCTTTCATCATTGGATAACGTGCAATAACATCTTCATAGCCTGCGTATGACATGATTCCTCCTAACTCGCATCCAGCGATTCGAGAACGATAACAACCGCCCTGTCTTCATAACTGGCTGGTACGGTGAATTTCCCCCCGGCTGTCGGTGTCACTTCAAATTCAATGTAGTATTTCCCGGATGTGTCGGTATCCCCGGACTGCCATTGATACTCGAATTTCCCGTTAGTGCCGTCACTAATATTGATTCCCGTGTCCTGTCGATCAATTTTCAATGCACCTGTCCGTGCATTTTTCATTGAGCACCGAATAGTAGCTCCTGTGATCGCAACAACTGTTCCGTCACCATCCTTGACCTGTGCATAATAATCCGGCTGCAAGTCGTTTTTTTTGATATAGAATTCTTCTATCATTTCGTAAAGAACCCCCGTCTTTCCGTGTCTTTGAGAAATTCCCTTCGTTGAATATCCTTTTTGAACACCCGCCTTACGTTATCGAAAGTGAAAATCCTCCGCATTGGTTGTGCCATTACTCTATCCCCGCCCCACTCGGACTATTCAATTACCTTAAACTTAAAATTAATCACCTTGGTAGCACTCCCAAACGTCTTACTGATTGAATCACAATATTCACTATGATTGTCATTTTTAGCCAAAGTCCTCGCCCTGAAAGATGCCTCCGTAAATCCTGTATCGGAAACAACAACCATTCCATCTGTTTCATAAACTGCTTGTTCTTCTAAATACGAAACAACCGGAAATGATGTCCAAGTCTGCTGATCATCAAGGCTGTACTGTATTTCCCACCCGGTGATGTACGGCAGATCGGCTACGGTTTGTTCCCATTGCAGGGTTACTGATTTATCCGCGGCAAACGCCACACTTGCGAAAAGTACGATTAAAAGTATGATTAGCTTTTTCATGATTGCCTCCTTAGAAATGTTTCTCGTTAAAAATATGCGTTTTCGAATACACTAAGTGTTTCACAAGATTATCAATATCATCTTGATTCACAAACATGGCTTCCATATGTTTATTCTGCATGTTGATCCCGCCATTCCCTTTAGTAGCATCCAGATTAAGACCGAATTTAATGCCCTGTCCCTGTGTAATTACCTGAGCGCAGACCTCATAAAATTCCAGGCCCTCAACAATCAAACGAGTCTCGCCGAGTTTCAAAAGTTCTCTCCATGTATCCACCCCCTCATTAGCCGCCTTCATAATGTCAGGAGTGATTGTACCTTGTGTCTGTTCTACTCTCCATCTAATGAAATGACTCAAATCCCTCACCCACAGGAATTTACCCAAACGCCTTTCTGGATACTTTTCTCTGTCCCGTTTCATTAAAGGCCAATTCCGATTGAATCTCTCTCGCCGTATTGTTTCCGTGCTGTACCCTACATGCATAATGCCAAGGTCATGAGCGATCATAATCTGCCCAACACTCTCATTCATTACCTTTTCCGGGTGTTCATGCACGACTCCGTAGAACTTAACACCTCTATGATTTCTGAACAGCCTCACAGGATAATCCGTTTTCATCACTCCGGCTGGTTCTATTGCTATGTGATGTTGTGGCACACCATATCCGGCGAAAGGATTCTGACGTAAATACTTCGGCAGATTATGAACATTTTCCAGTATCTCATCGCTGTCAATCCAAAGAATCCAATCCATAACAGCATCTTTGATTGTCTTGTTTCGTGCCTCGTCAAACCCTGAAACAAGCGGTGAGTCTATCAGAAATGTCCTTGCTCCAAACTTTTCACAGACTACCTTTGTGTCGTCTGTCGTGGTATCATCAATCCCGACTATGATTTCATCTGCATAATCCATTACTGATTGAAGCGTCTTTCCGATGGTATATTCGGAATCCTTGGCAATCATACAAACTGAAAGTGTCTCTCTCGGAGCCTGCTCTTGAAGTTTCCTTTCGTAATTGATTTCTCCGATAGACTGCTCCGATCTCTGGAAGGTCACAATGAACCATCCGTATTCATCCCAGGAAGGCACGCCCATGAGCCGATAATTCTGTTGAGTCCCAAACATTTCTTGAAGATCACGCCGTTCGTAGTAGTGAATATGAGCGCACCATCCCGGATTTTCTTTATATCCTATCGCCTCCCAGGGGCCATAGGGTGTTGATATAACAAATGAGCCTTGTGGATTGAGATGCTGTGATAATGATTCAATTATTTCCTGTGGATTTGGTACGTGTTCAAGCACCTCGGCAATAACAATCACATCAAACATTTCGTTTTCTGGAAGAATGTTTTGATCACCCGTGAAAAAGGTAGCCTTGCAATTTGAATCTTTAGCCCATTTCTTAGCGATTTCAATATTTGAGGCATTAATATCTACGCCTACAAACTCGGCTTCTGGCATCTTCTTCGCGAAATTCATTACATAATGACCATGCGCACATCCATAATCTAAAATTCTTTTGGGATTGAAATTCACCACTGCATTTGCAATTGCTTCAAATCGGATTGTTGTGATTAAGTCTTCCGGGCCATAAATCACACCTTTTTCTTTTTCTTTTTCGTAGTAGCGGTCATAATGTCCTTTATAGTCCCCATCGAAATAAAAGTAGTAATCATCTTTAATTTCAGGAAGTGTTTCGAGCGCCCCATCTTTTACAGCCGCGATAATATCGCTATTATGTACTAAATGCCTGTGAAGCCTGTTTTTGTCGGCTGATTTTTCAGCAAGCAGTTTCTTAAATTCCTTGTCCCATTGAATAGCTGCCATTTCCCATGTCTGTCTTTTCGTCAGTGCCTTTTCGTGTAGATCATTCCATTGTTTTTCATTTCCAAGTAGAGACCTAACCGTATCGGCATACTGTTTTTTATCCACATACGGATTGCCGTTTTCTTCTTTCATGGGTAATAATACAGCCCCGCCGCCGCTGATTGTCTCAGGCACAGCCGACCACTTATACCCCACAACAGGGAGACCCGCCGCATTTGCCTCTAAAGATGCGATACAGGAAGTGTCCTCAAATGTCGTCGGATAGGCATAAATCATGCATTTTGAAAGTAATTGATAGAGCTCTCGTTTTCCCAGACTCCCAACATTCGTCACATTGGGAAGCTCGGCACATCGCTTCCAGAGATATTCATAATATGACCGCATCTGAGGCACAGTGTTGTCATAGGCGCAGACATAGAGATGACAATCTTTGAGTTGATTCATGATACAGTCATCACCACCGACCAACAACTCAAGACCTCTTTCCGGCCTCGCCATATAAACTAAAGATCGAGGTTCTCTTTCGTTCCCTTCCAGTCCCTTGAACATTTCATAATCCACGCCATTGATAGTATTGATTATGCTGTCCTTTGAAATCCCGTAGACCGTATTCACCTGGTTTTTGTGCCAATCGGAAACGGTAAGAACTCTGTCCACGTTGACTATTTGCCGTTGCACATATCCGGTTTGTCGGTACAAAGCAAGATCATGCAACCACCACATATTCAATTTGCTATTCGGCGGTACTATAAAAGCACCCGGATGCCTCTGAATAACACAGACATCAAAGGGAATCCTCATGGCAAAATGGAATCTTTCCCCCAAGGGATTTTCTTGAGTCACATTTCCGAACCATTCATAAATAACACCCTCATACCGCCCTCCCTTTTGGGATGCGGTGAAGACATAGACCTCATGCCCTAATTTAACTAATTCTTTGGCCATATAATAGGCCGCACTCTCCGAGCCTCCAAGGGATTGACCGGATGGAATCGTAGTCCCATCAAACGGCATCCCGGCACAGTGTATTGCTATATACATGTTTTATCCTTTCGGTGGTTTGTATTCGTTTTTAAGTTTGTCTCTGATTGCCCGGTTTAACTCATCGCCGGATAACTCATCAGAAACACCCAATGCATCTGCCAAACTTCGGATTTCATTGCCTTGCAATTGGTTTAACTTGACCTTCCGCCAATCCTGTGATGGGTGGATGCCAAGTCTTTTTGCATCTGCCGTTAGCATAACAACTCCTTTCTTTTTAGTAGCGTGAGTAGTAAGACCTTTCAATCTCACCACTCACGCCCAGCGATGGAGGCACTGCCGCTGTTTTACTGCGAACTACCCACACCCTTAATTAAGAAACCCAGATACTTAGCGGTAATTACCTCATCTTGGTAATACCCGAGCTGCACTTCCTCGGCGCCAGCTTTCTCATCTTGGTAAATCTTGGCCTGCATGTTCATGAGCTTCGTCCATCGGAACCCGTACATAAATGAAGGCTTATCTTTGGATGCCTTCATGGGAGCGTAATAAATCAGAACATTGTCATTCCAAATCTGCGAAAGCTCTGCGCTTTGCCCTTCATCGTTGGTATTGTAATACGCCCCGCCAACAAGAACCTGGTCGATTTCAAGAAGCGCCGCTGCCTGTTCTCTGGTAACGACCCTTGCTGATCGACCCTTATCCACGTTGCCGTAAATAAGATCAATAACATCCGCATGCCTTTTCCAATTTCTCCATGCGTACTCACCAAAGAGAATCCTGTTTGGCCTGTACCCGGTTGTATCATAAACCACATTGATACCAGTAACCAGATCACCGTAGGGATCAGAATTCCCATTTGTGAACGTTGTCCAGGCAGACGCGACCGCTGTAGAAGATCCTACATTAGAGGTTGAGGTACACTGCAATGCAACCCTGTACTCCATATTTAAAAGCAGTTTCGATTTGATGTACTCGACTCTGCTTTGTCTTGTTGTGAACAGAAAACCCGCATCCGCATTTTCAATATCTTCATAAGGGATATTGTCTTTCAGTGCGTAATTATCTGCGAAATATGTACCGGAACTGATTGACCTTGTAATCTTGTTGGCTTCAGTACCGGCAGCCCTTTTATCATCCTCCGTGCGAAACATGTCCGCCTGTGACCAGATCGAATATGCGTCTGACTGCTTCTGAACCTGGACTACCGGGCATATAAGCTCGGCAATCATACCTTCTGGCATGTATGCAATCGCCACGTTAGATAATGCTACATCAACATGAACGTCCTTTCCTTTGAATCCCATAATTATCCTCCTTACGTAACGAAACTTGAACTAAACGCATAAACCGGTGTCGTGAAGTCCAGAAGTCCTGTCCCGATGGAACCACTTGCAACCGAAATCAATGCTGTCCCTACGAGAAAATCACCACTTCCTGCCGACTTGAGCCAGCCATTAGTTGTAACTGCCAGGCGGATACCCTTTGTGTGATCACCCCCGCCTGCCTTATATTTCATGATCCCGACAAGCCCTATTTCTGCATGAGCTTTGTCAACGGGTTTGTTGAGCAAAATACCACTTGCCTCCGCACCCGTATTGGCCCCTTGCCCATCTTCCAGCGATACCGCCAGATATTGAGAGGCCGACAGATCTTCCCCTGCCTGTAATGTATATTTCAAAAGCACGTTTTCAAACGCCATAATTAACCTCCTAATCCTTTAGATAACCCATTGCTCCGTCAAAGAATGCTGCGCCTGTCGCATCACTGCCAATGTTAGCCAATGCACGGGCACAAGAATAATAACCGCTTTCACATGGGATAAAATAACCCGATGTCGTAACAGTTAGCAGGTCTCCCGCCGAACATACTTTTGCGGGATCACACCTTACATTGACCTTCCCCCAAAGGAGAAGATCGGATGCTGTCCCACTCGTAACCGCACCGGGAGCTACTGCCGCCGCTTCTTTGCCATTATTCGCGACCAGAAGCTCTTCATCGAGACAAAATGCAATC